CCAATCTTGTCGGCATTAACTTGGTGGATGTCGCCATTAAGAAGGATCTCGCCATAGCGGCCACCGTCATACCGACTAAGGTAATGCGCGAACATCCGCAACTCGATGCCGCTAAGATCGGCCCCAACCATGCATAGTCCTGGAGTTGCTGTGAATAGTCGTCTGAATCGTTCATCAGATGGAACTTGGGCCAGATTTGGATTTCTGTGAGCGCAGCGATGGGTGTTAGTGGATACGGAACAGTTGTGATGAATGCGGTTCTTACGAACTAGTTTCAACCAGGCATTGGCACCTTCCGATAGCATGCCTAGTTGTTTGCTTAGTTCAAGGCACTGAAAGAACTCAAGAGCAATCGGCGTACCGATGTCTTTAAGTACTACTTCGTCAATGGTTGCCTTGCCTTTATCAGTGAATTGATTAGGCTCCCAACCATAGAACTGCTTCATCACCCATGCAATGTGATCTCGACTGGTTGGGTTAAGATCCTTGATGCGCGTAAATGTGCCATCTGTGAAATATCCTCTGGTCTTGTTAGGACGACGAGGAGTAAACTCGCCTCCCTCAACGAAAGGATGTTTCTGTCTAAGAGATCCTTGCAGCGCATCAAGTGCAGATCGAAGTTCGCATTCCAGCTCATGAGCGGATCGCTCATCGAAGTACCAGCCATGTAGTTGTTGCTTGGTGAGGATTTCAGCGACTCGATGCTCTAACGTGATCCAGTCAGGTATTTCTGGAAGTGATTCCATAATTTGTGTGTGACTTGAAGATCCTGTACGCAATAGTCCTCCATGTCTTGTGACCAGTGTTTCCAGTCGGTTTGTTTTGCAAAGCCACCTTTGTATTCACCTAGCCTGTAGCCATAAGCTTCAAGAGAGTGGCGACCATAAAGATTGAGTGGCATGTGTTCCCAGTTCCGCTTCTTGTCGATTTCAAGAAGGTTAGGGTGATACAAACGACTAAGAATAAGAGTGTCAAGAGTTCGGGGTGGAGTGAACCACGGGTAGAACTTTTGAATGACAGGGATGTCGTAATTGATCACGTTCTGGCCGATGATTGCACAAGCACCTTCCAGCATCGTGATGGCACGAGCAATAGGTTCTTGAGTGCCTTCATCATTAAAGACCAGAGTTTGATTGTTACTAATGTCTTTGATAGCAACACAGTGGATCGTGGTTACGTTGTCGTACAGCCCGTCAGTTTCGATGTCAAAGATTAGGTTCATCAGTAGACATCATTAGGTTCCCAGTGTGGGTTGACTCCGTAGTACTCACAAAGGACATCAAAGAGACCTTCAGTGGTGATGACATAACCATCGCCTTCAATCTCACCACGCTCAGCCATGGCAGTCAATTCATCCTTTGTGCAGATGATGATTGTTTCATCCATGGATCACATGGCTGGGGTGCTTGATAATCGCTTCCATTTCTTGAAGCGTGTCTGCCCGATAGGGTTGAGCACGAGCAATCATTTCAGGTGTTGGAGGATTAGGTTTCTTTACCCAAAGACCTGATTTCAAATACAGAACATATTGTTCTGGATTAGAAGTCCGTTGTTGGGTCGAATTCTTGCTCTGGTTCATGTTCGCTAAAGCGACAAGTGTTAAGGTCATAAGTAAGCTCACAGCACACGCCAACTTCACCCGTGTATCGATTCTTGAGGACTCGTACAGTTGTGTTGGAGTTGGTTTGCTGATTCCGTTCCAATGCAATAACGGCATCACTGAGTTGTGCAATGCTGTGAGAGCCTCGTAACGAACCTAAGTTCACACGAGCACCTTCCTCGTGGTTTTGATCACCACTAGGACGACGTAAGTGAGAAACAAGGAACAACGAGATGCCTGTCCTTTCGACAAGGCTCCGAAGGCGTGTCATCGTCTGATCAATGACGCGACGTTCATCGCCATCAAGACCACTCAGCAAAATACTGAGGTGATCAAGGAAGACGATCTTTACGTCAAGACCTTGGGCAAGATACTCCACACGGTTATAAATAACATCGGGATCAAAACTACCGAAGCCATCAAAAAGATAAAGCGGCCAATGTCCAAGGGTTCGGGAGTAGACATCTGTTAATTCAGTACGTGAGTGTTCACCAATGTGATAAGGCTTGCCTTCAGCAACGGACATTAGTCCGAGAGCCGTTCGACGATTGCTTTCTTCAAGTGCCAAGTACCCGACCCGTTCACCTGAGGCGAGTAGGTGAGTTGCAAGTTCACGGCAGAAGGAACTTTTTCCAATTCCACTGCCTGCAGTAATCGTAATAAGCTCACCAAGCCTGATTCCGTGGAGCTTACGATTAAGTCCGTCGTAGGGATACTCATGAAGACCTTCGTCGTTAGGTTTAAGGATCTGCTCTAAGAGGTTCTTCGCTTCCACAATACCGTCTGGGCGATATGCGGAAGCGTTCCAGATTGCCTCTTTAATCGCTTGTGTCTTGCCAGCCTGTAATGCATCGGAAGCATCCTTGAAATCTGGCAAGTGAGCGATCTTAACCTTGCCTGGTGGTAATACCCCTGCCGCATCCTTCGCAGCCTGACGGCCTGCGTCGTCATTATCGAAGAAGAGGATAATCTCCTCATAGCCCTGGAGCCACTCAAGCTGTTTTTGAATCGCTCGTTTGGCCGATTGGGCACCATCCGGTACTGAAACCATCGGCCAGTTCCCCGGATAAGCTTGATAACACGAAAGTGCATCAATTTCTCCTTCGGTGATAACCACTCTCTTTCCAGAACTTGGGAAGAGCTGCTGTCCAAATAGTTGTCCATCAGGGTTTGATCCTTCCCATCGGAATGTTTTGTCAGGGGTTTTGACCTTGGCACCAGTGCAACTACCATCACGTCCGAAGTAATGGAAGAAGAGTTGATTGCCTTCTCGATGTACTCGATACTTTTGACAAACCTCTTCACTGATGCCACGTTTAGGCAGTGGCTCAGGTTGTCCCTTTAACGGGAACGTCATTCGTTGTCTTTGCGGCGGGGCAATGTTGAATTCACCAGGCTCCCAATGGCCGCACCCAAAGCAGAAGCCGTGACCATCATCGTAACGAGCAAGGTTGTTTCTACTACCACAAGTAGGACAAGGTTCGTGTGCGACAAAGTTACTTGTTTCTGTATCGTGAGATGACAGCATTGATCAGCTTTTCGTAGATGTCAGCAGAGTTCTGGAAATACGAATGCCAATCATTCAATGCTTCAGCAAAGCAGTTAACAACTTCATCAGGCGTTAGTTCACCTGCTTTGACGCATTCCTCTGCTTCACACAAAGTGTCAGCAAAGAACTCAGTGATGCGATCTTTGGGTGTCATTGTTGTTTGTGGAATCGTTGGATCAACTCTTCGTAGCTATCCAATGCTTCTTCAAAGCCTTCAACAATGTCATTCGGTGAGGAATGTTTGTCGAGAGCCATGATCAGATTGGTAGCTAGATCTTTGATCAGCTCTATGTCAGCCATTCGATAGGGATACTGTGAAACGCGCACCAAGGAAAGCCGTGTTTCTCAGCCCACTTGGCGTATGTAGTTTTGGATCCTTTGTAGATCTTGTTATAGGGTGATTGAAATACAAAGCGAATGTCCAAGTCAGGGTTTTGTTGCTTGACAGCTTTCATCTTCCTGCGATCTTCTTCCGTCAGGTGGCCCTTGGCTTCAAGGAAGACACCATTGGGAAGAAGAAAGTCAGGACAATATGTGTGCTGTATTTGGTAAGCAACCTTATGGCATTCGTACTCGTACTTCACACCCAGGTTGACGAGAAGGTCAGCAACCTTCTCCTCAAGTCCTGAGCGGAAAGCCATCAGAATTTCAGGTACTCAATTTCAAGATCGCCCCAGGCATCAACCCAAAGACGAACTGGTTTACCGTCATGTGAAACAAAGGCTTCACTACGTGGGTAACCAAACGAAGGTATAACCAAGCCCAAAGACTTGATCATTTCCCTGCGTTTTTTCTTGTACTCACCAAGTTTTACTTCAGCAGTTTTTACTTGCTCTTGTAACTTGACAAGTTGTTTTAGGGTTGCCATCAAAAGTCAACGTCAGTTTCAGCCGCAGGAGCAGGGGTCACACTCGGATCATCAGCCTTGAAACCTTTGGTCTTACCAAAGAGTTCAGCAACATCTTCAGCACCCATATCACCAGCATCAACACCAGCACTGCTGGAAAGACTGATGATTTGAATACCTTTCAATTTGAGACTGGTGCCGTAAGTGACACCATCCTTCAGGATGTAAGGCTTCTGGAAGAATGCCAGCTTGACAGTCGAACCAG